TGAGAAATCGAAGAAGAGATAGAAAATTGTATTATATTACGAATTACTGGCGGATATATATATGGGGGGGGGGGTAGAATTGTTTAAAATTGTACTATATTCATATTTTACACAACAAGCGGAATTATTATTTTGCGCCAATATCTTCACCATTATATCAAAATACAACGATTTTTAAAAAAATGCAAGCAGAAAAACAAATGAAAAATGTCTTAACAAATGAAAAATTAAAAGTTAAAAAATTAAAAATGCCTTAACAAATGAAAAATTAAAAGTTAAAAAATTAAAAATGCCTTAACAAATGAAAAATTAAAAGTTAAAAAATTAAAAATGTTTGAGTCCGTAATCCAGCGGATAACAACATTTTTCATTCTTCATTCTTAATTTTTCATTTGCATCATTCTTCATTTGCTAACTGTTAATTGTTAACTTGTTTTGTCTTTAGAATAACCATGTGATTTTTAGGTATTACCAAACTGAAAGCATCTCTCTTGCGGAAACGTAAAGCTTTTATTCCAAATTTCTGGCTTTCAGTAGTTCCGTCAAATCTTTTTAATTCAATACCTTTACGGTTTCTATGATTAATACGCATAGGATTCATAAAAACAGCAAAAGGTTTATTTGCGCCAATCTCGCTTAATTGAGGCATAACATGACATTCATGATATGGATATAAATCAATCACACCCGGCATTTTTTCCATCGGACGGCGGACAATCGGATTTCCATTTGCGTCTTTTAAATTCATCGCATGATTGACAACTGTTTCATGTAAAAACCAGCAGCAGTCTTTTCTCTCTTCTGCCGGAACTTTATAAACAGCGTCACGAAAATCCTCCCATGTTAAATCATTAATCGCATTCCCGTCAATAGATACATTAATAGCTCTGTTAGTTGCTAACGCTCCCGTAAAAGGTGAATTATTGGCAGTTAGGCATTGTTTATCAAACTCTCGCGCATAAGAGCCGATAAACTTCTTTACGAATAGTTTTCCCAAATCTAAAAAACTATCTTCTTCAAATTCATCATAGTAACGCACATATCCGGCGCAAGTACGGGCTTCAAGCTCAACATTCTCAATTTTTGGTCTTTCAACTTCAGGTATTTCATCACCGTATGTTCCAAGCCATTCAAAATTAACATCAACATCTTCTTCAACAGGTATTATTACTTTTGAAGTTGACATAGTTGATGATTCAACAAGAGACATCATCACACTTTTCTTTTCCGCAATAGCGACAAGTTCAGTTTCAAAAGAAGGGTGGATTAAAAATTGATCGGAAGTTGACATATCACCCATCGGATCATAAGGCGCAGCCCTTTGATTAAACCAACCCTTGCCAATTACCCAATTAACATCTTTTGGATTAGTCCAGTTGTCATTACCGTAATTCGGAGAAAAACCTAATTCAGCCAAAATTGCATTATTCCCCCTGTAAGTAGCAGCGATACCCCGACCCAATTTGTAAAACAATTCCTTTTGTGACAATTCTTTTGGATATCTAGCCTGCGTTTTTATTTCATCACGCAAACTTTTGATAGTAATCTCCAAAGCGTCAATCTGCGATGATTGATTATGAGTAACAGTCTCCAGAGTCTTTGTAATATCCTCCAGAATAATTTCTTTATCCTTGAAATACTCCGCCGCTTTTGCAGGATCAGAAAACCCGGTATTTTCGATTTTCTTCATTTCTGCCAGTTTCCTTTTAATACCGACAATTAATTCATTCGCCATAATTATTCTCCTTGTAAATTATTAATAATATTTCCCCAAAACGGAGAAGTAATATCGCATTCTTCATTTCTCACTTTTAATTCTTCATTTTTAATTTCTCTTTCCTCATTTCTCATTTCTAATTCCTCATTTTTCACTTTTAATTTTTCATTTTTATTTTCTCTTTCCTCACTTCTCATTTTTATTTCTTCATTTTTAATTTCTCTTTCCTCATTTTTCACTTTTAATTTTTCATTTTTAATTTTCGCTAACGCCCACGGATTCGCAGGAACATTGCAAATTGAAAATTCCAAAAGCTCCTGTTTGCGGAAAATAAGTGAAGTGCCATCCTCCGAAGATTTTTTGTCAGGAATTTCAATTTCCATTACCCGAAAGCCGACAGAACCGGCACAAATAACACCAGCCTTTACACGCTCCCCAATCGACCAGCCAAACGGATCAAACTCTTTTGAATTAAAAACCACAACACCATGTAAACCCTCATCATCAATAATCAAGTTTTCAATTTTCCCAATAGCAGGAATATCAAATCTGTGCGCCCACTCAACAACAGGATTTTGCAAATAACGCTTAAAATCCCACCCGGCAGGATCAATCCGCTCCCCATAACGGTCTAAATCAAAAGTGCTAAGAGTCCACGCAAAACCATCATGAATAATACCATTCTGTTTTTCCTCATTTTTCATATTTAATTTTTCATTCTTAATTTGAAATGGCACCGAAGCTATTAATTCAACATTCTGTTTTAATCTATGAACCCCCGTCGCATCTTTCTTAACACCAAGATAATCAAGCAAATCACCGCCATTTTTCATTCTTAATTCTTCATTTTTCATTTCTCTTTCCTCTTTCCTCATTTTTCATTTTTCATTCTTCATTTTTAACTGCTCTCGAACCTTCGGTTCAATTGCTCATTGCTCATTGCTCATTTGCATCATTTCCCTTTTCTCATTTTTCATTTCTCATTTCTCTTTCCTCTTTCCTCATTCTTAATTTTTAATTCTTAATTTTTAATTTGCAACATTTTTAATTTTTAATTTTTAATTTTTAATTTTCTTTGTGGTTTCGGACTAATCTCATACTTCCCGCCATAAAAAATCAATTCATCTGAATTAACTAATCTTAAATAACCAGCAATCCTTACAAGCTCAATCTCATTCCTGATACCTAAATTGTTATAAAGCTCCTTTCTGTGATGCTCAACAGTTCTCCTGCTGATATGAAGCACATCAGCAATCTCATAACCATAAAAACCATTGAAAATAAGACGCATAACCTCCATACCCCTTTCTGAAATATCAGACGCAACCGGAGGAAAAAATTCCCGATTATCAATCTTTTCACGAACAGCATCGGAAATATAAACCTTCCCATCTCTTACACAATCAAGACCGAAATTAAATTGCTCAACACCATCAAGAAAACTGATATATGAATTAACACCATTAATAACAAGCCACATGGCAAGTTCGGCAGGATAATCAGAAAACGAAACAACCACAAATTTAATTTTTTTATAACAATTAATTAAACACTTAATCATGTAATGAGTAGCGCACTGATTAAAACAGGAATCAATCATAATCAATCGTGGTTTTAACTCATTGATAATCATTATTAACCCGTCTTTATCCGCTGCAGTCATTGAAACATTAGTAAACCCTCTAGCCTCAAGTTTCTGCTTGTAGAAGCTGTGGAGATTTACATTTCTGCTTACAATGAGAATACCGCCCGTCATTAATTACCCGCTTTACTTTCAGGCTTACAATCACAAGAAGACAGCAAGTTTTTAGGCTTATGCCAAACATCGCCCCACGGCTTCGGCTCTTTCCCTCTCTCACGTAACACATCATTGATCGTTTTAATACCGGCATTTATTTCTGCAATATCCCTGCGGCTCTGTGAATCTTCATTCTCCGCAAGTTCTGGAATATCCCAAAGATCAAACCTTCCCGTTTCCTTCAAGTTGAAACGCATAAAAAACTGACATTCAAGAACCTGTTCAAATTGGCGTAACAAGGGAATAAGAGTATACTGCCAAAACGCCGAATGCTGCTCCTTAGTATCTTTGCCGCTTAAAGCAGTAGACCTATCGGAAATATTTGCAACCCTCGGAGGAATACCATACTTCGCCAAAATTGTATAAAGATTCCAGCGCTTTAAATCAAAAAGTTTTACAACATCAGGATTGAAACTCAAAGCCTCAAAACTAGTACCCTTACCCAAAACAGCAATCTTGCGCCCTGACTTAACAGAACCGTATTTACTCTCCCACCTTCTTTCAAGCTGATCAGCCTCTTCTGGACGAAGCGTTTGATCAGTCTTTAACAAACCCTGCGGAACAGCGTTATTTTTTAATAAAGTAGAATTTGCTTTATTTGCGTAATAATCCTGTTCAAGCTCAAGAGAAAGAGAAACAAGCGGATTAATACCACGCAAAGAATTCCACGGATTCCAATCTTTAAAATGGATTAACTCATCAGAAAGGATAGGTACTAACTCTGAACCGCAATGATAAAACCAGCGGCGTTTTCTGTCAGTAAACTCATTACAATATTCCATCCTTTCAACCTCAAGCCTGAGCTTACGAGGATTAAGAATATACAGATGCTTCGGCAATCCACCCGAATAATCATCACCGAACCACCAAAACGCTTCACCCTCAATATTCCACCATGCAGCAGTTTCCTTCCACAAATCATACCTGCTAAGATAATCATTCGGACGATGAAACAAAGAATATAAATAACCTGAATTTAATTCGACACCATCTCTTTCAATAATAAAATCCGCACGGGCAACATTACGAATAAGAATATTAACAGCAATATTGATCCACGCATTGTAAAGATAAGGATCATTTAAAAGTTCTTTATTTAATATAGTAAAATCATCTTCAGCGGACAATAATTTTGCCGAATCGGAAAAACCGCCGGAAAAAGACCTTTTATCATTCCGCAAGTTACTTTTTGACCGCTTGTAGTTAGGTAAAAATAGTTTAAATAAATTCATGATAACCTTAAATTCATGTTGCGTGAGCAACATAGTAAATCGAACATGAGACGCAGTCTCATGATAACCTTAAATTCGTGTTGCGAGAGCAACATAGTAAATCGAACATGAGACGAAGTCTCATGATAACCTTAACTGAAAACTATACCTTGCTGAACATCAGAAAATATCGCATAACGCAAAGCATCCATGAAATGATCATTAACCTTTACAATCTGACCCGCTTCATCACGGCAGTAATCCCATATTTCAGATAACACACCATTACACCTCTCACAAACAAAAAACTGACCCCTTTCCATCTTAGCCTTGATAAAATCAATACCGCTATCAACACTGTTATTCGCTTTAACACCTCCTGTAATCTCTTGAATCCGTTCACCCCCTGCAGGATCGCAATAAACAGGACACGATAAGGTCGACGATAAGTTCGACAACAAGGTCGACGACACGGTCGACGATATACCATCAGCAGGGTTCCCATCGTAACTGGACAGCCAACCCCTTGCCTCAAGTTCTGAATTAAAAGATTTTGTTGTCATATTGAAAGCGCCGTAATCGCAGATGACATACACAACATCGCCAACCCAGCCAATCTTGACAAATGTGATATTTAAACCGAAATCCTGACCTGCAGCCAAACGATCAAACTCTTTCGGTATATCCTCAAACCTGACAATCATGCTCTCATCAAAACGATCATAAACAACACCATCAGCCTTAACCCATAAACCATCACGAAAACGAGCCCTCTGTTTATCAGGCAAAGCGTCAAGAATATCGGAAATATAATCCTCCGGTAAATTTTCCTGATTATCCGCAGGATTTAATAACATAGACTGATAAAGCTCTGGTTTCTCTAACAGCTCACCAGTCTGAAAAGTCTTTTTCAAAACAAAAATTTTATAAGCCCAATGCAAAGGAGAACCCGGATTACAATCATAAAAGAATAAATTACGGCACCCCTGTATCCTCATAGCCAAACGTGAATAAGCGGTAGTAACAGTGACATAACTTAACTGTGAAATCTCATTAAAATAAATAGTATTATATTCATGCCCTAGAATTTTATCCGCTTGCTCTTTATCGCCAAGACCGCCAATCCAAATTTCAGATCTATTAAATAAAGTAACCACACTTTCATGAGTTAAATATGTATAACCGTTCTTGCCGATAGTATTATCAAGCCAGGGAAACAAAGTTTCACGTAATACCGATGACCTTGCATCCTTAGCACGATAACGGCAAATCAAATGCCGGCTGCCAGCGTACATCAAAGCCCTAAAAATAATCGCCATAACAATCACAGTAGTTTTACCGGAACGAGACCCCCCAAAAAGCAAAACATGTTTAGCACCCCCTTTAAGCAAAGCAAGCGCCTTTTTCTGTACCGCAGTAGGTTTAAAAATCACCGAAGTTCTCATAATACAAATTAATATTTCCTCCATTTTTCATTATTAATTTTTCATTCTTCATACAAATTAATAATTAAAAATTAAAAATGAATAATGTAAATAATTTCATTATCATTTCCCTGTTATAATTATTTCCTCCA